GCTGTTAATGCTGGCCTGAGAGCCGGGCTGTCTACGGAAGAGATTGAAGAGACTTTTGAGTCTGTTCGGGTGCAAGAGGTTAAATACGATGCCTAAAGATCCAAGGCTAGAACGTGTTGGTGTATCTGGCTATAACAAGCCCAAACGCACCCCCAATCATCCTAAAAAGAGCCACGTTGTCGTGGCAAAGCAAGGCGACAAAGTTAAAACTATACGGTTTGGTCAGCAGGGCGTTTCTGGTGCGGGCAAGAACCCTAAAACTGCCAAAGATAAGGCTCGTAAAAAGAGTTATTATGCGAGACATAATGCTCAAGACCCTAATCCAAGTAAATTGTCCGCTCGTTATTGGTCTCATAAGGTGAAATGGTAATGGCTAAAAAATCATCAAAAACTAAAACTGGTCGGTATTGTGGCGGAAAGTAAGCCAAAAGACCCGGCTCTTTGGTCAAGAGCCAAAGCAGCGGCGAAGCGTAAGTACAAGGTTTATCCTTCTGCTTACGCTAACGCCTATGCAGCTAAGTGGTACAAAGAACGTGGCGGCAAATGGGGCGGCTCAGACAATCGTGTGAGGAAAGCGTAATGCCAGCACAGGCAGGTTTAGGTAAATGGTTCGGCGAAAAGTGGGTCGATGTAAAGACCGGGAAACCCTGTGGTCGCTCTAAAGGCGAGAAGCGCGGATACCCAGCCTGTAGACCAGCAAAGGTTGCTGGGCGTATAAGCAAGAAAGAAGCTAGTAAGAAAACCGGGCCGAAGCGCGTTAGCTGGTCTGTGACTGCTAGTGGCAAGAAAAGGAATAAAGCATGAATATTTGTGATAACTGTCCTATGCCCCGGCGCTGTGAACCAGCGGGTCGTTGCATAGTCTATAAAAATGGTGCAGAACCTGTTATATTAGCAGAGCCGGAACCTGTACCTGTTAAAACATCAACAGGCGTTGGTATGACATCACCACTTCGTAAAAGCGCAAAAAAGAAGGCCGCAAAGAAATGAAAATGCCAAAATCAAAGCCGATCTATGCAAATCCTAGCCACGCTATGAACTCCGAAAGCACTGGCCCGTCCACCACCATCAAGGACTTACCCGGCAAGATGCCAAAGCGCAAGCCAACTCGCCGAGTTGCCAATCAGTCCACAGGAAAGTTTGCAAGCGACTGATGTATACACGAGTAATGATGCGGCCTCGCACACAGCGTCGTAGGCCACTGGAACTAAGCAAGGAAGTCCAAGCAAAAGCAGAGACTTCCGTTTCAGCATCTGCGGTAGTAGAAGCTGTTGAAAATGTTGGCTTTTCTGCCTGTAAGGGTTGTGTAGCTAAAAAAATGTGTAAGGCCAGCGGCACTTGCATGTATGGGCGTAAGAAGCCGAAGGAAAAGTAAGATGCCAGATATGGATGATTACAAACTTAATAGCATTGTTTCTTCGGAAATTACCGATGCGCTGAACCACTTTGACAGTGAGTTTTCTCAAGAGCGTATTCGCGCTATGGACTTTTACCTTGGTGAGCCATTTGGCAACGAGGTAGAGGGCAGATCATCTGTAGTAAGCACAGAAGTCGCAGACACAGTTGAGGCTATTATGCCTAACTTGATGCGCGTCTTTACAGCCAACGACAAATATGTACGTTTTAGCGCTCGCACGGCAGAGGATATGGAACGTGCAGAGCAAGTCAGTGACTATGTAAATTACATAATCAACCACGACAATGAAGGCTACAAAATCCTGTACAACTGGTTCAAGGACGCCTTGTTGTTCCGTCTTGGTGTGGTCAAGTATTTCTATGAAGAGGAAGAAAATGTCACTGAGGAAGAATATAACGGGCTTGATGAAAACGAACTTGCCGTATTACTGGCTAACCCAGATGTTGAAGTGGTTGAGCAGCAAGAAACCGTTATTAATTCGTATATGGAAGATGACGGAACGGTGGTTCCTCTTGAGAGTTCGTATGATCTGTCTGTGCGTGTTACGGAGCGTAAAGGCAAGATTAAGGTCATAAACGTACCGCCGGAAGAGTTTCTGGTTAATCGCCGGGCTACCAACTTAGAAGATGCGTATTTCGTTGCCCACCGCACCACAATGACAGTGTCAGACTTGGTGGCTATGGGCTATGACCGCGAAGAGGTCGAGAAATATGCTGGTTTGTCAGATCTGGATGTTGATGAAGAACGCACAAATCGTTTCCAAGACTTAGAAGCAAACACAGGCACTGACGCGGCCGACCCGACATTGCGCGAGGTCGTGTACTACGAGTGCATTATGAAGGTTGATTATGACGGTGACGGCATTGCAGAACGCCGCCGCATCTGTGCTATCGGTGCTGAAGGCACACACATTCTGCATAACGAGCCATTCGATCATGTGCCTTTTGCTGTGGTGTCACCAGTATTGATGCCTCACCGCCTGATTGGACGCAGCATCTACGACATGACTGAAGACCTACAGGTTATCAAGTCAACACTGATGCGTCAGTACCTCGACAGCGTTTACACCAGCACACTGCCTCGTATGGTTGCTGTTGAAGGTCAGGTGAATCTAGATGATTTGCTTGAGGGTACTGCTGGCGGCATCATTCGCGCTCGCCAGCCCGGTATGGTGCAAGCCATTACAGGCACTCCTGTAGGTGGCGAAGTGCGTCCTTTGATGGATTATCTCGACAACATCAAAGAGCAGCGCACAGGCATGAGCAAAGCCTCACAGGGCTTAGATGCAAATGCGTTGCAGTCAACGACAGCTAGTGCGATTAGCGCGACTGTTCGTGGCGCACAGGTCAAGCTGGAAAGCTATGCACGGACAATGGCTGAGACAGGTGTGAAGTCTCTGTTTAAAGGCATCTTGCACTTGGTCACAAAGTACGACAACAAGCCACGCATCGTGCGTTTGCGTAATGACTTTGTGCCGATTGATCCGCGTGAGTGGACTAGCGAATACGATGTCGTGGTACAGGTAGGGCTTGGCACGGCTGACGATGAGCAGAAGATTGCATTCCTGACGCAGATTGCTGCAAAGCAAGAGCAGATACTGATGCAGTTAGGGCCAAACAATCCTGTTGTAAGTATGGCTCAGTATGTGAACACACTTCGGAGCATTGCTGAGATTGGTGGGTTTAAGGACGCTGATATGTTCTTTAGCAGCCCACAGCAGATACAGATGCAGCAACAGCAGCAGCAACAACAGCCACCACAGCCTGACCCAGCTATTGCTATGAAGCAACAGCAGATGGAAGCAGAACTGGCGCTGAAGCGTGAGAAGATGCAAGCCGATATTCAGCTAGAGCGTGAGCGCATGACGATGGAGATGGAGCTACGCCGTCAGGAGTTGCAAGCCGAAGCTGAGTTGCGTATGGCGAAAGCTGTGACAGATTCACAAATCTCAACCAACTTACCGCGAGTGTAAAATGCCAAATAAGATGAAAAGCAATAATCCGCCACGCCGCGTAGATATTCGCGGTCAAGATCACTTACTGGCTTACATCACGCCAGCGGAAGCACAGTTGCTTATGGACAACGGCGGCACAGGTGAGCCGGGGCCAATGGGCATACCCGCGTTTTTTGACCCCGGTGAAAGAGACCAATTAGGTGGGGCGCAAGGCGATAGGGATGTTACTGGTCGCGGCGGTGGCGGTGGTGGCGGCGGTGGCGGCGGCGTTGGCGGCGGCGGCGGGCAGTCTGAAGAAGACTTAGATAACAGCGTCCAGCAGGATCTTGCGGCGGCTGCTGCGGCCGCGCAGGGCGTTGACTTAGGTAATTATGAGTTTGACGAGGGTTTTGACCCCACCTCTCGCCAAACGGCTAGAGACGTTTACGACACGATGATGGATATTCGGACGGCGACTGGTATGTCTTCGAAAGCCGCCAGAGATCAGATAATGGGATACGCTTTAGACCAAATTCCGGGCAGACGGCGAAAGGCCAGAAACCTTATGTCTTTTCCTGTGAGTTTGTTTGGCAAGACGTATCGGGTGCCGTCTATTGTTGGAAGTATTGCCGGGCTGCTTTCAAATTTTAATTTGAGTAACATAGAAAGAACGTTGGAAAATCCTAACGCATACCCAGCATTTGACATGACTGGAAAGGTGCAAGGCGTTTACAGCCCCGGATTGTTTGGCATTGGCGAGGTTTATACCGGCAACCGTCCATACGATTCAAAGTTTGACGACGGGTCTGGCCGAGACGACACAGTGCCGCCCGTAACGAACCCCAACACCGGTGAGGCTCAATGCCCAGACGGTTATGTGTTCGATGCTGATTTACAGGCATGTCGTTTAGACACAGCCCTGCAAAATGTAGGCGGCACTGTTGGCGGCACTGGCTTTGATTACGAACCCGGCACATATGCACGGATGGGTTTGCTTGACGTAGCGCCAGAAGACTTGGGTGGCTTTGCTTCTAATTACGGCACAGGTTTCGGAACGAAACCAGACTTTGAGTCTGCCAACTTAGATTACCGCCGCAGGGCTGGCACACAGGCTGGCATATTCCAAGACCCGTATAACTTAGAAGGGATGACCTTACTAGCATGAACGAAGGAAAAGCAAGGGAACAGATGGCTAGAGCCGACAAGGCCGAAGCCGTATTACGCAACGAAATATTCATAGAGAGTTTTGAGTATTTAGAGAACGAATTTACAAGTGCTTGGAAGCAGAGCGGCATAGGTGACACAGAAGCTAGAGAGCGCCTATATATGCTTTGTCAGAACTTGGAAGCAGTTAAAAGCTACATTCACAAGGTAGTGGAAGATGGAAAATTGGCAAAGGCAACATTACAGGAGTTGCATAATCGCCAACAATTTGAGAAAAGGAAATAAGTTATGTCCGACAATCCGCAAGGAACCGGGTCTATTTCATTAAATGATGCAGTTAGCCTTCTAAATACCCCCATCCCGGATAAGGTAGAAGAAGAGCGACCAGAGGAGCAAGAAGCTCCTCAACCGATGGAGGCAGAGGCCGAAGTCACCGAAGAGGACACTCAGCTAGAGGCTGAATCCTATGAGGATGATGAGGATGATGCTTATGATGTCGAAGAGTCTGAAGAAGATGATGGCTACGAGGACGGAGAAGAGGAACCTCAAGAAACAGTCTACACTGTCAAAGTAGATGGTGAAGAGATAGAGGTCAGCCTTGACGAAGCCCTACAGGGTTATCAGCGACAACAGGCTTTTACAAAGCGTAGTCAGGAAGCCGCCGAAATGCGGAAAGCTGCTGAGAAAGAAGCAGCCGAAGCAAAGCAAGCAAGAGACTACTACGCACAGCAACTTGATGTGCTGGCACAGCAGATTCAACAGACAATTCCTCAGGAACCTGATTGGGTCTCATTAGCAAAAGAGGTCACGGCTGAAGAGTACAACGCAATTAGAGCAGAGTACGATAATCGTCAGGCAAACCTCGCAAAAGTGGAGCAAGAGAGACAGGCACTGTCTCAACAACAGGCCGCTGAACAAGAAAAGATGCTTCACGAGCATCTTAGAGCGCAACGGTCTGACATGCTAAATCGCATCCCTCAGTGGAAGGATGATGATGTTAGAAATAAAGAGCGTCTTGAAGTAGTTGAGTATGCTCGTAACATCGGGTTTAGCGAACAAGAAGTTGCACAGGCCACAGACGCTAGGGCAGTGGAACTTTTGTACAAAGCGATGCAGTGGGACAATCTACAGCGTAAGAAACCCACGGCTAAGAAACGCACACGACAGGCTCCAAAAATGGCTAAAGCTGGACAGCCACGCACAAAGAAACAAGTTGCAAGTCGTTCGCGGCAACAGTCTATGAATCGCCTCAATAAAGAGCGGTCTGTAGATGCAGCCGTATCATACTTGATGGGCAACTAACCTTAGAAGGAGAACAAAATGTCCACTTTTACTACTTCAACAGCCATTGGTGAGCGCGAACAGCTTGCCGATGTCATCTATCGGATTGACCCCGATGAAACACCTATCTTCAGCGCACTGAAGAAGGAAACCTCAAACGGTATCTTCACCGAATGGCAAGTTCAGGAATTGGCCGCAGCGTCAGCTACTAACTACGTCAATGAAGGTGCAGACGCCAGTGTTGTTGCTCCAACGGCTACCAGCCGTCTGGGTAACTACCATCAGATCTCAGTCAAAGCAGTAGCTGTATCAAAGACTCTTGATGCAGTTGAGAAAGCTGGCCGTGATCGTGAAGTAGCGTACCAGAAGGTGCTGAAATCATTGGAACTTCGTCGTGACATCGAAAAAGCAATCGGTGACACAAACGTGGCTCGCTCTGGTGCAGACCCTCGTAAATCAGCATCGCTCATCACTTGGATCACCAATGGTGACGCGCCTGCTGATATGGCCTTCGCTACTGGTGACGGCACAGACGTAGCTGACCTGACTGGTACTGCTCGTGCGTTGACACTGGCTCAGATTGAGACAGCGATGCAAGCAGCTTGGACAGACGGTGGATCGCCAAAGATTATGGCGTGTTCAGCCGCTAACCGGGCTAACTTCTCAGACCTGTCAGCTTCTGGCAACTTGGTCAGCAACGATGTCAACATGACACAGGCCAAAGAAGTGACCTACGTTGGTTCGACTTCAGTCTTCTTGACTGACTTCGGCACATTGGAAGTCGCTCCTTCACGCTTTATGGGTGACGACAAGGTCTTCTTGATCGACCCAGACTTCGCTGCACTTTGCACCATCAATGGCCGTAATTTCGCCGAAAACGAAATTGCACCAACAGGTGACGCAGAGAAGTTCCAGATTGTGACTGAATGGGCCTTGAAGGTGCTTGCACCTAAAGCCCACGCAGCCGTAATCGGTCTGGACGGATCATAACATTAGAGGGGGCGGCTCTGCCGCCCCTTCATCTCATTGGGGCAAAGTATGAAAAGATCACTAATTAATGATGCCGTTACAGGCAAAAAGATTGACTTAGTCACTGATACTGACGGTTCTCAGCGCATCCAGTCTACACAGAATTTTGACACGTTGATGAAGCTGAACAGTCAGATGAATAACGATTGGCGTCCCGGCAGTTTGCGCGGAACCCAGAAGCACATGCAGCATGTGGCAGAAATACCTAATGTCGTGTATGCTCACCTAGTAGAAAAGTTTGGCAAGCCAAGCGAAAACCCAAAGGCGTGGAAGCAGTGGCTGAACGACAGCGAGAACCGCGCTTTTAGAACTGGTGGTGGACAAGTTTAATGGCTATTACATCTTACGCAGACTTGCAAACATCTATCGCCAACTTTCTGGCTCGTGATGATTTAACTACACAGATACCTGACTTTATTCAGTTAGCTGAAGCCCGTATCAATCGTGAGTTGGAAACTCGTGAGCAAGAGAAGCGTGCACAGGCAACGCTTGTAGCTGGTGATGAATATATTGCTCTGCCTGTGGACTTGCGTGAGGTCAGAGAAGTTAAGTTGAATACAAGTCCATTAACGGTGCTGTCCTACGCATCACCTACAGGCCTTGATACGCAGTATTCAAGCAATGGTCAGGGCAAGCCACAAGGCTATAGCATAGTCGGCAAGGAGATGAAGATTCGTCCTATACCAGACAGCGGCTATACAATGGAGATTGTTTACATTGGAGATGTTGATGCGCTGTCTGCGGTTAGCACCCCTATACTGTTCACACGTTCACCTGACCTGTATTTGTACGGCGCACTAACAGAGGCATATGTGTATCTTCTGGATGAGCAGAGAGCCGCGCAGTATGATGAGAAGTTCACTCGTGCTATAAATGAGGTGCGGATGGACGAAGAGCGTTCACACTATGGCACAGGGCCACTACAAACTAAATCTGTCTACTTACGGCAGAATGTAACAGCGGAGAAGTAACACATGTCTGCAATGAGTGATTACCTAGAGAATGAAATTCTCGACCATATTCTAGGCACTGGCGCGTACACAATGCCAACGACAGTATATGTTGGTTTGTCTACAGGTTCTTTTAATGACGACAACAGCGGCACAGAGTTAACTGGTAACGGTTATGCTCGTGTATCAATTAGCTTTGGTGCAGCGGCATCAGGCACAGCAAGCAATGATGCGGCAGTTGAGTTTTCAGCAGCTACTGGATCGTGGGGTACGGTAAGCCATTTTGGTTTGTTCGATGCCTCATCAGCCGGGAACTTGCTTATCCACGGTGCGCTGACTGCCAGCAAGGTCATTGAGACTGGAGACATCCTCAAGATTGCAATCGGTGATATGGACATCACCGCAGCGTAGGTGTAGCCAATGTCAACCACAGCACCATTAGATAGGCTAACTGGAACCCTAGATAGCTACACCTTCACTCTAGATACTCTGGGTGACAAGGTCGCGTGGACTGCTGTTGCCTTAGACCATATGGATGGCTGGGGTGCGCTGGACAACTGGAACTATGGCACATTAGATGCCCTTGCGCTTGAGGTTAAGGTTGCTGATGGCTCCGCTGCTACAGCCGCTACAGCCACAGGGACAGCAGTAAAGCTAAAGGGTATTTCAGCCGCCGTTGGCACCTCTGTGACGGCCTCTAGCACCGCTGGCCGCATAAGAACTATGGTCGCCTCTGTTGAGGCTATCAGCACGGCTTCTAGCGCGTTTGTCCGTGTGCGTCCATTTGAGGCTTTGGTTGATGCGGTTGGCACTGCTGCTCTTGACGGTACTCGTATCAGAACCGTGGCGGGTTCTGTTTCTGTATCAGCATCAGCTACATCAAGCTCAAACTTTGTCACGCTGGCATCAGGTGTGGCAGACACATCTGTTTCAGTAACAGGTGCAGTAAATGCTGTGTTTAACGGCGCATCTACAGCAACAGCTTCTGTTTCACAGGAAACATCTGCGAAGATACTTGGCGAAGATTGGGGCGAGGTTGAAGTAGGTACTGAGGTATGGACGGATGTGCCTATTGGTTCTGAGATATGGTCTACAGTAACAACATCTAGCGGGACTTGGTTAGGACAATGATACAGTTTGGAGAATGGTTGCCAGATCAGCCTGATTTTATGAACGCTGGCGTGGTCACGGCAGAGAACGTAATACCAGCGGCTAATGGCTATCGCCCACTAAATCAATTTATTAGTTTCAGTAATTCCGCTAGTGGAACTATACGAGGTATATATGCCGCAAAAGACAACTCTGGCAACGTCAAGCTATTCGCTGGAGATGACGCCAAACTGTACAGTTTCAACGCCTCAACTAACAATCTGGACGATGTCAGTAAAGCTGGAACACCAGCATATGACCTTTCTGGTGCAGAAAAATGGCGGTTCGTACAATTCGGTGAATACGTCATTGCGGCTGGTGGAGCCGGAGAAGAACTGCAAAAGTGGCAGTTAGGCACTGACACTGCGTTTTCTGATTTAGGTGGAACGCCGCCAAAGGCTGATTTTCTGGCTGTGGTTCGTGACTTTGTGTGGACAGCCAACATAGAC